AAACTACAAGAACAAGGATTTGTTAAACTTGGAGAGACTCCTGAACAGCATGTTATTAGACAAGAGTTTATTGACTTGTTTTCTAGTGACTTTGATCAGATGTTTGCTGAGCTTATCAGTACGTATACAATGAAAGTTAGAACCAAAAACGGTAGCTACAGAATACTACGGGGCTCTGACCCTGACCTTAAGACTAATGCTAAGGCAAAGTCTAAGTACAGTAGGATTGTGGGTACAAAAAGATTTATGCATGAAAAGATTATTCGCTTACTGAATGTACAACTAAAGGTAGAGCGAGATAGGCTTGAGTATATGCAACAATTAGAGGTATGGTTGAACAATCATACTTGGGAAAAATATATAAATATAGACGAAAATGGAGGAGAAGAAACCAGAATCACACGTCGCCTCTGACGTATTCAAAGATAGAGGATTTCAGAAGATAGATAGAGCGGTTAATCAGTCCATTGCTATTGTTAAACAAGCTAAGCTTGGTAAACGTAATGTACTAGCTACATCTTGGAAGAGGCTAAACAAGAATTTACTTGGGGGTCTACAAAGAGGTAAGATGTATGTTATTGCAGGACGTCCAGGTGTTGGTAAGTCAGCATTTAGTAATCAACTAGTATTTGATGTACTAGATACTAATCCTGATAAACCTATTATTGTATTGTATTGGACCTTCGAGATGCCCGGTTACCAGCAGGTAATGCGTAGCGCCTCTAAGGATGTAAAGAAGCAGATGTCAGATTTATTGTCAGTGGAGTCTCCACTATCAGACATAGACTTTAAGACTTATGCATCTAAGGTACAAAAGTATGGACACTATCCTATTTACTTTAACAATATACCTCGTACTATGGAGTATATTATGCAGACTAATGAAGAACTGTTTACACAGCACCCTAAACACACAGTGATTAACTTGTTTGACCACTCACGTTTGATCAGGGGTAATGAAGAGACAGAGCTTCGTAGACTAAATACAATATCTAAGGGATGTATGTGGATGCAGTCAAAGCTAGGTGTAGTTAACATACTACTATCTCAGCTTAACCGTAACATAGAACAAGAACACCGTGCTAAGAACCAGTATCAACCGCTACTAACAGATTTGTTTGGTGGTGACTCTATTGGTCAGGATGCACATGTTGTTATGATACTTAACAGGCCTTATGATTTGTATGGTATTACAGACTCATATTGCGGTGAGAACCCACAAGGTCTGCTAGCATGTCATATGGAGAAGAACCGTGACGGTTTACTTGGTATGATTGGCTACGAAGCAGACATGTCTACCTTTACAATTAAGGAGAGAGCATGATAACTCAAGTTACTAGGAAGACATTTACTATACGAGAGTCTGGTAGGTCTACAGATTTTATTACACCTAGTTTTGGGCACGGATGTTTGTATGATTGTAGCTACTGTTACATGAAGAGACATAAGCCTGATGGTTTGACTGTTGCAAAGAATGTAGGTGATATACTTACAGAGGTAAACAATCATGCATACTTTACACCAGTAAATAAACCTAACCAAACACACCCGGAACATACAACTTATGATATAAGCTGTAACGAAGATTTTGCATTGCATGCTAAGTACCACGATTGGGAACGCATCTTTGAATTCTTTAGAACACACCCGGTTGCTATGGCTAGCTTTGCTACTAAGTATGTAAATGATAAACTACTGACATTTGACCCACAAGGTAAAGTGCGGATTAGATTTAGTCTAATGCCCCAAAAGATGTCAGACATACACGAGCCTAACACATCAAAGATACATGATAGGATAAATGCTATCAATAGATTTGTAGACGCAGGCTATGATGTACATGTCAACTTTAGTCCTGTTATAGTATATGATGGATGGCTAGATGATTATGCTCAACTATTCAAGGACCTAGATGATGCTGTGTTGCATAAAGATAAAGTGCTAGCGGAAGTTATCTTCCTTACACACAACTTTAAGAAACACAAAGTCAACTTACAGAGGCACCCAAATGCTGAAGTAACATTATGGACACCGGATATACAAGAGATTAAGAAGTCACAATATGGTGGCGAGAACCTGAGATATAAACTTAAATTCAAGGGTAAGTTTATACAGCAGTTTAAAGAATTGCACAGGAGTATTATTCCTTGGAACACTATTAGATATATATTTTAATTATGGAACTACCAAAAACTGTGGTAAAGGCGAGCCGTAAATCGCCTAAGAACATGATAATCTATGGTCCACCTAAGATAGGTAAGACTACAGTATTGTCACAACTAAAAGATTGTTTGATTATTGACTTGGAGGATGGCTCCGACATGGTTGACGCCCTAAAAGTCAAAGTTAACAACTTGAAAGAACTTGGAGAGGTTGGTAAAGCAATCATCAAAGAGGGAAAGCCGTACAAGTACATTGCTATTGACACTATCTCAAAGCTTGAGGAATGGTGTGAAGCTGACGCAAAGGTATTGTACATGCAAACTCCTATGGGTAAAAACTTTGATCAAAAGAACCCTGGCGCATCAGTCTTATCATTGCCTAACGGTGCTGGCTACTTATACTTACGTATAGCCTACAAGAAATGGATAGACAGACTGAACAAACTAGCGGATCATGTGATTCTAGTTGGTCACCTAAAGGATAAAATGCTTGAGAAGAAAGGCAAAGAGGTTGCTGTAAAAGACCTTGACTTGACTGGTAAGATCAAGCAGATTACATGCGCTAATGCTGACGCTGTTGGTTATATCTACAGAGAAGATGACAAGACTATGGTCTCGTTTAACTCTTTGGATGATGTCACAGCTGGCTCACGTTGTAATCACTTAAAGGGAGAGACCATGCCCTTAGACTGGTCTAAAATATTTATTGATTAACCGCTTAATATTTAAACAAATGATTGAAGCACGCACAAACAACCCTGGCGAGGAGACGCAGAAAAACCAAACACCAGAAACTATAACCGTGACTATGATTCTAGAAGACCTAGATAACGGCATTGACCGTACAGGTATTCAAGAAAAGTATGGATTAGAGAAATGGGAAGTAACACAAATGTTTCAGCACCCTACATTGAAGGGTAAGAAAGCAAGGAAGGTAAGAAAACTATCTTTTAACTTTGTAGATGATACTACACCAGATCCTAATCAAACTACTATTCCTGTAGAGTCTCCGCATGAAAAGTATACTATTGCTGATACCGGAGAGAATTTAGTAGGAGAAGAAGCTACTAAATATGAAGAGGTAGATGTACATACGGAAGCGTCTATGATTGTAGAGTCTACTCCTGAGTTAAATCATCTTAATGATTTTGAACAAGAGGATGACACGGACAGTTTTGATTATTAATTATTAAATTTATTATTTATGGCTATTAAAAGCAATGACAGTAATGTCGAAGTAGCAGGTGGTGGAGTAAAACTATACTCTGGCCTTGCAAATTTTAATGTAATTGCAGTTAACCCTACTATGGCGGAACTGCATGAACTAGGAATCATGGTAAAACAAGATCCTAATTATTTTGTAGAACTTAACGGTATTGAGTACTTTAAGCTTACATTCTGGATTAAGAATGATGACCTTACTACAAGGTTTGACATCTTGATGAATGGTAATGAGCGTGTATCTCAGTCTGGTAAGAATCAGTGGCTAAACGCTGTAGGTCAGTCTACATGGTCTGACGGTGAGCCTGAGTACGATTGGTACAAGAAAGAAGGTTTACGTAAAGCACTAGTTGGTGAGGAAACTCTTATCAATTTTGTTAAGCAGTGGGCTAACGTTGCTAATGGTGACGAAGTTTACTTTGATAGTATAGCAAAGATTGTTAAAGGTGATGTAGCTGAAGTTAAAGCTTTGGTTGGATTACTCGCAAGCAATGAAGTTAGACTATTGATTGGTGTTAAAGATGGTAAGTATCAAACTGTGTACACAAAAGTATTTGGCCGTGTAAAGCCACAGCGTGATGACATCTTTGCTAAGAATCTTAACGATGAGTACGGCGCGTTCAATGCTGAGTTTGACACTACTCTTGGATGGGGTGTATTTACTCCTGAACTAGCTGTAGTAGCTCCAGATAAGGAAGATGCCACAGTATCAGAAGAAGACGACTGGGTGTAAGCTCGTAGTCTTTTGGCCAAGTTAAATATGGGGAGTGTAAAAGCTCCCCATTTTTTATATAAATTAGCAAACTTATGATTAAGAGTAGAGACAGTGAGATACATCTATCAAAAGATATGGTGTTGAGCAGGATAGGAGAGATAGATATATTCTCGTATTACTGCAGTCCTTTTCAGGAGCTCGGCATACCGTTCTGTAGTGATCTGCGTGAAGATAATAGTCCATCTGTGTCTATTATACTTTGGAAAGACAGGTTATTGTACAAGGACTTTGGTCACCCTGAGCATACCTTTGACTGTTTCTCATATGTATCTTGTAAATATAATTGTAATTTCTTTGAAGCCTTGCGCATCATTGATAATGATTTTAAATTGGGACTAGCACATGTAAAAAGTGCAGCAGAGTTTACTAAAGGTTATATGGCATTTAGGTCTTCTAAAGTTGTAAAGCCTAAGCCTGTTGTTATTATTAAGAAGAGATCTAGGCCCTGGATGAAGAAGGACGCAGAGTTTTGGTCAAAGTATTTGATTAGTAAAAAAACTTTACGTACATTTGGAGTCTACCCTATTACACACTACTGGATTAACACTAACCGGTTCAGCTGTGACCTAAGCTACGCTTATAAAATAGGGACTAAATTTAAAATCTATTCACCTTATGAAGAAATCAAATGGATTAGTAACACTACTAAGCAACATATACAAGGATATAAGCAGTTACCTCAGAAAGGAGATCTCTGTGTTATTACATCAAGTCTCAAAGATGTTATGTGCTTGTTCGAAATGGGTATCCCCGCAATCGCCTTGCAATCAGAAATGCAAATGCCCGAAGCCAAGACGATCAAAGAGCTCCAAGAAAGGTTCAAAAAAGTAGTACTATTCTATGATAATGATTTCACAAATCCTGGTAACCCCGGTCAAACCATGGCTGCTAAGATTTGTAAAGAGTATTATCCTATGCGTAATATATATTTACCAGAGGATTATGGATGTAAAGATTTATCAGACTACATAGCTAAGTTTGGTAGAACAGAAGGATTGAAAACGATTATACAAATACAAATATGAGTAATAGAGAAGTAGGTAATTTTAAATATAAAACCAATAAAGAAGTTAGACGTAAGATAGATAGAATTCTACATGATACTGTAATTATGTTTGCCAACCTGGGCACTAGTACGCCGTTAGACGTAGGTAGTAAAACAGAAGCAAAAAGATTAGAAGTAGAAATGTTAGATAAAATTAAAGAGATTGACGAAGACTTTTACCACGACAGGCTTAAGATACAACGCAGTGAAGAGAAGAACGAAACAAACCAAGAACAAGAAAGTTAGGAATGCAGTTTCTAAGGTATACAAAGGCATCAAGTTTAGATCTAAACTAGAGCTATTTACATACAAGAAATTAGAAGAAGCAGGAATAAAGTCTTTATATGAAAAGAAGAAGTATGTTCTTATGGAAGGGTTTCGCTTTGAGCAAGAAAGTATCGAGCCAAGTAACAAGAAAGCTACAAAAGGAGAGTATATAAATAATGCTGACAAGGTCAGAGATATTACATATACACCAGATTTTGTAGATCCTAATGGTAAATGGATTATAGAGGTCAAAGGCTTTGCTAACGACGTCTTTCCTTTAAAATGGAAATTATTTAAAAATCACCTACAACAGACAGGCAACCCGCCTGTATTATACTTGCCTAAGAATCAAGGTCAAGTTTTGAAAACAATAGAATTAATTAAACAACTTTAATTTATGGAATACACAGAAGATTTGCTCCTCCGTTTGGATGGGCTAGGGATTACTATGTCTAGTGGTCCCGTAGACACTCTTCGTCAGCTAGATCAGCTGTACGAAAGTACAAGGTATAACACATTTGGATACCTTGAAGACTTAAAAAGTTTTGATAAGATTTTTGAGCCTGTATATGGCTTGGCATTCTTTATACTAGTCAGAGATGCACGCAAGCAATTTAAAAGAGAGCTTGAGTTTTATGACCTGGCGGTAGAATTAAGAGAGATACAAGAACAAACTAAAATTAATAAACATGAGTATAAAAACGATTGACAAGCAGATCAAGGGATCTGAAGGTCTAGCAAAGAAGATTAACAAAGGCGCAGAGAAGATGGTCTTTGACATCTTACAATCTACACAGTATTCTACACCTATTCCTTCTACTATACGAGAGCTTGCTACCAATGGTGCCGACGCTCAGCGTGAGAAAGAGATGGCTATAGAAATACTAACTGGTAAAGCTGAGGTAGAAGACTATTACATTGAGCGTCACGGCGAGCAATACAGTGATAGTAACTTTGACATTAGCTATTACAGCCTGGATCATTTAGATACAGAGAACAACGACGTAACAATTACATACAAAGAGAATGAAGGAACAGGATACTGCGATGTAGTTACGATAAAGGACTACGGTGTTGGTATTGGTGAACGTCGTTTGGAAGGTGTGCTTGAGCTTGGTTATTCAACTAAGCGTAACACAGCTGAGAACTTTGGTGCATTTGGTCTTGGCGCTAAAGTTGCATTGTCAACCGGTGTAGACTTTTACACTATAGAGACCGTGCACAATGGTAAGAGGTTCAAGATGAACTGTTACAATTACAAGACAGATTTTATTATACCCGCATTCAACCCAGGACTAGGTCAGCCTAATCCGCACATTACACTTAGTGATGGAACTAAGGTATACTACGAAAATACCAAAGTAAAGAATCAGACTATAATATCGTTTGGAGTCAAAAAGCACAACAGACGAGATTACCGTGAGGCGGTTGAAGAGCAGTTGATGTATATGCCTAACATTAGATTTGTAAGGATTGCAGAATATGGCTATGAAAGGGAAGAGAACATTCACCCTGAGATTATGCATAACTCTGACAACCTTATTATATCTGATACATATATGTTTAGTAAACCACACATTGTATTGACTAAAGATGTAGGCGCACCAACCGGTGTTAACTATGGCTTTGTTGATTTCCGTGAGTTGGAGATGCAACAGATGTGGGGACCAATTGCATTTAAATGTCCTGCAAGACAAGTAATCAATGACCCAGAAACTGGTGAAGAGATTGTATTGCAAGAGGGTGTTGATGTAACTCCGTCTCGTGAGAAAGTGATATGGAATGAGAACACTAAAGCATATATTAAATCTGTTATTATTGCAGCAGCTGACGAGGCTACTGACATTGTACAAGATGAGCTTAAGCAAACAGACTTTGTATCTTGGCTAATAGCTTGCAAGCAAGTTTTGACTAAAGCTGATAGCGGCAGTGTACTTGGAAGATTATCTAACATCATTGATCAAGAGTCTCTCAAGCCTAAGTTTGGCCCAGACCCTAGACTTAAGAATGAATCTGTAAAGAAGTTATTCGCAGGTATGAAAGTTGAAGTTATAACTAAGGTTAGAGACTACAAAAACGGTGAAGATATTATTGATAGAAGTGCTATTGAAAACTATAGTGCACTTAGAGATAATAATATTTTTATTATGGGAGAAGAAAATCACAGCAAGTTTAAAGATATGTATCTTATAAACAAGTGTGGAGGTCCTATTATTTGTATTAAGTCTGCAGAGTTTAGCTCTGGTCTTACTCTTGACTCTGCTGAGAACAAGAAAAAACACGCTAAGCGTATAGCTAAACGTGCTAGAGTTCTTGAGCTAATTACTGAGTCTACTCACAGTCGTAACTATGACGATATAGAGATAGATGAAGAGTGGCTGGAAGAATACAAGGACGAGATTGCTAAAGCTAAGGAGATTGCACAGTTCGAGAACATTACACCAGCTGAACGTCGTAAGATAGAAGAGCGTATGGTTGCATACACTTTTAGATACAACGAAAAGCATTGGCATAGTTCAGGTAGTGACAATCACTATATTAGAGACAAGATTGAGCCAAAAGTAAAAGATCTTATGCAGACTCAGCGTACTACCTACTATGGTACTGCAGCTGATGATGATAAACTGATGGTAGCTTGTGGTATGATACATCCTTTTGCTCCTAAGGTACGTCAAGTGTACAAAGATGCACCTGGATGGCGTTGCGAGAGTGATGACCCAATGTTTTTCTTTGATACTCCAGCTGTTAGATTTGGTAATAGTGAATTTACAAAACCAACTACTACAATCAACAGTAATGATGGTACGGTATATCACAATACTAATTTTGATTGGGATACACCACAGATCATCAGAGTATCACAGAGCAATGTTAAACACATTAGTATGAACTCTAATGTTAAGCACATTGATGAATTCTTTTTACAACTAACACCTAACGGAGGTTACACTATGGATGAACATGCAATTAAGTGGTACACTGCAGATAAAATGAGGAGTATCACAAATAAGACGTATTTATATTGTCTTAAGGACATTAATCTAGATCTGTTTAATAAATACAAGGCTGTTTATGAGGCAGCTGATGTAGATGTAAAAAGAAGCCAGTGGATGAAAGATAGCGAAGTATTTGCTATAGTCGAGAAGATTGTAGAAATGCATAACTTTTGTAAAGACACTGATGACTCAGCTGCTATACAGCAAAAAAGTCGCGAACTCTTTGTGCTAGACGTACCAGAAGCTGTTGGTCAAGATCAAGAGTTAATGGATAAGTTTGATGAACTTGAAGAGTGGTCTGAAGGTGTGCATACACTGTTGTATTCTATTGATGAAATAGGGTACAGTCCTAACACTGACCAGGATTTAGATCAAGATCTTATCAAAGAAATCAAGGTTTATCTGGATGCTAAAGGCAGGCTAGACTGGTGATAATCAGCAAGTTACAGGGGTGAAATACCCCCTGTATTACTTGTATAATAGAAATTTTTATAGTATATTTAACCCTAATTAATTAATTAAATCATGATTACAATTAATGTTATTGAGAACCAAATATCTGGTTCGTACGGTGATAAGCCGTTTAGTGTCAACTACTCCGAGGGCACTTATAAAAAGATGATGGAGTTATCTGACAGACAACAGTCTGTTACAACTATGGACGAGTACAATGCACTCATGGAAGAGTTTGCTAAGCTTACTGTCCAGGACTACAAAACAATTGTAGAAACTGAATGTGAATGGATTCATGTCAACGAAGGTACCGGTGAGTTCTTTTTGAACTACAACGGTGTAGTATCTAGTATACCTATGCCTCAAGCTTTGGTTGATCGTATCTTTGACTCTCTTGATAAAGAGATAGATTTTATGCCTCTTGTTAAAATGTGGGTAAGATTCTTACGTAATCCTATTCTTCGTCAGAAGATGAGCGACTGTAACTGTGAGAAAGGTGAAAAGTTTACTGAGAAGTTCTTTAACTTTGTTAACTTACAGTATGTACATCCTAGACTCAAAGAAGAGTTGATAGAAGAGCACGGCTTAAGTGAAGAAGTTGCTGAGCGCAGAGCTACTATGTATCAAATGAAGATTACTCAAGAAGGTTTGCTTAATGGTTACAAGGTATCTCAAGAGATTATGCACGCATATGATACAGAGACTGGCGAACAAGTTGATCGTTACAAGCGTACATTCAATCCTGATACAGGCGAGATTGAAGAAGGTGGATTACCTGAGCATGTAGAAGATAGATTGTTTGAACCAGCTATCATGGGTAACAGCGGTGATGCATTTTACTGTGAAGGCCCTAACGGATACGCTAACCCAGGACACTTTATCAAAGTTGGTTGTACACACAGATTGCCAGACTGGTCTTATGTGAATACAAACGACAATGCATCTTGTGTTAAAGGTTTACACTTTGGCGGTCTTAAGTACATTGCATACTACAGCGGTGAGATTCACAACATCTTTGTTGATCCTATGCATGTTGGTGCAGTGCCTGACGATGAGACTGGCGCAATCAGATGCTTACAGTATTTTGTGCACTCATCTCTAGCTGGCGTCAACGGTAGCATTTACCACAGTTCTACTTACGCGAGTAAAACTGACGCTGAATGGGAAGAGATGCGCAAAGAAGCAGTTACATCCTACACAGAAACTATGGACATTTGTCAAGATGATATTGCAGAGATTAATTCTCTGTAATTGTTTGTGTATTTGTTTTCATGATGCGAAGAGGGGGACTAACGTTCCCCTTTTTGCGTCTTAACCTTATAAATTTATTAATATGAAAGTAGCACTTATAGATGCAGATAGCCTACTGTATTTTGAGATGGGTAAAGATACCCTAGAAGAGGCAATTGAAGGTTTAAACCAAAGAATACAACAAATACTAATAGAAACAGAAGCTGATAGCTACATAGGATACTTAACACGCGGTAAGTGTTTTAGGTATGACATTGCAAAATCTAAACCATATAAATACAACAGAAAACACGGAAGTAAACCACCAATATATTACGCACTCGATGCTTATGTACAACAAGATCCTTGGAACTTTAGGTCTTTTAGCGGACTAGAAGCTGATGACCTTGTAGGTATAGCGCGTCGTATGCTAGACAAGGATTGTGTAATATGTAGTCCTGATAAGGATGTACTATGTCAATTACCTGGTAAACATTATAATTATCAAAAAGCAGAATTTCATGAAACGACAGATGAACAAGCTCGTGACTTCTTATGGAAGCAGGTTCTTATGGGCGATAGCACTGATGGGATACCTGGTATTCCTGGATTGGGTATCAAAACAGCTGATGCAATTATTGATAATATGCCCAGCGTATTGTCACATCATCAAGTTGTACTGTCTCAGTATCTAGCAAAGTTTAAATTAGATGAAGGTGTGTCCAGATTCTATGAAACATTTAAACTTGTGCGCATGCATACTGATATAGACATAGCAGCTAAAGATGTTGGTGAAATACCTGAACACCTTTTTATGCCTGAACCTTTTGAATTACAGGAGGCAGACGCATGGGAGTAAAGAGTAAAGAACAGTTTTTGATAGCACGAGACCCTCGTAGCTTCAGTGTTGTAGGAAATGTGTCTGATATAGTTCCAGTAGTTATAGGAGGTACTATTATGTCTCTTGAAATGGACGATAGAAGTATTACTTTGCATGAAACTGTAGAGATAGGTAAAAAGCCTTACAAGATAAACAAGATAGAGTCAGAGGTAGTCAATGGTAAGATACTGTACAATTGTAGTACAGTTAGGCTTACCAAATCTTCTTTGTTCTTACTGCCTATGCTAGGCGGTACTAGAAGATTATACATGTGGGACAAGTTGTTTGTCAATGCATTTATTAATGCTGATCAGCACCAAGACTCTATTTGTCTTTTGTACAGATTTTCAGGTGATACTATCTTTTTAAAGTTTGAGCAAGCTCTTAAGAAGTTTAGAACTTTTAAGGATACGTATGACCCATCACCATACTTTGTTATGTTTGTATTTGATGTACCTAGTAATTACACAGAACAGTTTAATTTATTTGTTAATGGTAAGTATTCTAAGTTTAGCCCTGAGTATAAGAGTAAGATTATGGAGTTCCATAGTTTTAACATACACGGGGAGATGGCGCAGATCTTGTTTCAAGACGAGAAGCGCAGGCTTAGACTGCAAGAAGAACTTGATGCAGAAATTGAACCTGGTTCAGAGTTACTAAGTATTATTGATATAGAAGAAGAGACGTTTAATCCAAAAATTTATATATGAGTGGAATAAAGAATCAAGTGGGGGATTGGTATCCCCTGCTTGAACCAATAGTTACATCTGACTATTTTAAGAAAGTTATAACACAGATTAAAAAGCAAAAAGCTATGGGTCTAAAGATATACCCAGATACAAAAGTTACTTTTCGTGCTTTTAAGATGTGTCAACTTGCAGATGTTAAAGTTGTTATACTTGGACAAGATCCATACCATGACGGTAGCGCAACAGGCCTAGCCTTTGCTAACAGTGATCAAAGTCCAAGAATGAGTCCTAGCCTACATTGGATAACCAAAGCTATCGAACATGACTATGATACGTTATGTGTTAACTTTGATGTTACTTTGGAGGAATGGGCTAACCAAGGAGTATTATTACTTAATACTGCCTTGACCGTGGTGAGCGGAAACGCCGGATCTCACGTGGCTCTTTGGGACAAGTTTACCAAAGATTTTATACAGCATCTTTCAGAACAGAAAGATAATGTTATATTTGTACTATGGGGCAAATATGCTCAAGGTTATGCTAAATACATTAAAGGAAATAATAAAATTGTTACTGCGCCACATCCTGCTGCCGATGCTTATACTGGTGGTCGTGCTGGGTTTCACACTAGCGGCACATTTAGGAACATTAATTCTTTTCTTCCTGGTCCTATTAAATGGAACTCGAACTGTGGTGAGCCTTTACCTCGCGAGCTTAATGAAGCGCCTTTTTAAATATACAAAGTATGTCTAAGTTCAAATGTAAGTGTGGCGAGTTCCATGTAGATCGCACCACTATCAAAGTAATAAACAACGAAGTAGTTTACCCTGAAGCTTATTGTGAAAAGTGCAAGACTCAAGGCGTTCCTGTTAGGGAAGGCGGAGGTTTTGGCGGGATCATTAAGAAGAAGGGTGGAACTGTTTCAAAAAAATTTTAATATGAAACAATACGTAAGAATAATTAAAGAGTGTGGCTCTCGCGGTAAGTTGGGTCACATTTATGAAATAGTAGAAAAGAATCCACGAGAAGGGTTTAGATTAGTTATGCCAGGTAAAACTACATATACTTTTTGGTACCCGGTTGACTGTTGTGAAGAAGTAGATCTTGGATCATGCACTGTTCCAACTAAAGAATCTGTAGCATTTGACTCTGCAAAGTGGTCAGAAAGTGTACAAGCTCTAGAAAGCGCATATAAGCAGGAAAAAGCCAGTTGGCAAGTCCCTGAGAATGCAGATTTTGGATGGCACCTTGATAAAGTGGCCAAATCCGTTACTGATTTATTGAAGGAAAAGAACGCTGCATATGGAAATAGCGCGTTAAACCCTGCAAATATATTTAGTAAGCTTGATGCTATAGAATCTTTACTTGTCCGTATGGATGACAAGGTTATGCGTATCAAGAACCGCGGTATCAATGATGAAACAGAGGATACCGTTACAGATCTTATTGGCTATCTATTCTTATTGAAGATGGCTATGGAACGTAAGAAGTAATTATTTATAAGTTCCAGACAAGAAGTACTTAGCCGCGTCCTCAGGGGAACCTGATTTATTCAATCCTCTAAGGAGTGGCATTAAGTCTTCAAAATTCTTTTTTATCTTTCTATCTCCTTTGTTGTAACGTCCTGTATCTCTTTGATAGAATATTTCTTTCTCGTCTACTGGGAACCCTACGTTATACATACCTTCTAAACTTATCTGCTCTATGATCCCTTGGATCTTTTCTATTTGTCTAGCAGTTGCTGTTGGAGATTTTAGAATTCTAAGCGCTTCTGCTGTACCATAAAATGGTAGCCATTGTTGGACCTCAGCTCTATATCGTAACATTTGGTATAGTAAGAAGTTACTAGCCCAAGTCTTCTCGTCGTCATCTAGATTAGTAAGTGCCCCTATTAGCACTCCTGCTACGGCAAGAGATGTTAAGTCAGTTACTGTACGTTTAACATTTTGTTTTTCCATATCAGTAAGTCTGCCATAAACTTCTTGCGGCATATCTTTTTCCCTAATACTTTCTCTTAACATATTCCAAAAAGATATATATGTACCTTGTGTTACTGTACCAAGTTCTTCATCTACGTGAATACTTGGCCCATTCATACCACCGTGTCCGTATCTCTTTCTTATACCTGGGTTCATCCAGCTACGGAATAGCATAAACAACTTACCATACCATATTCTGTTTAGAGTTGGTCTATCAAAACTTCCTTTAGTCTGGTTAGTTCTTCTAGATAATCCTTGTATTAGATTTATAAAGTCGTACCTATTAAAGTTTGCAACTCTTGGATCTACAGACATTCTCCCTTTACTATCTACTACTAACAAATCATATAGATTAGCAGGGTTACCACTTTCATTCATGATTACGTTACCATCCTTGTCTTTTAATTTTCCCTCTAAATTTTTCATTAGCGCTAGCATTCTAGTTGCTCCTACCTCGTGCTCAGCTGCTTGCTGTACTACTAATAAATTACCAAGTTGCAATGCTTTACGTAACTTACCTCCTACTAGCCTATTACCTTCCTGGTCTGTAAACTCAGTAAGAGCATCAAATAGTTCTAATGCTTTACCTAGTTTTGTTTCAGGCATAAACTTTCCTGTATCAGATAGACCTGCTCCTTCTATCCAGTATTGTGATTTAGCCCATCCTAAATCTTTTTTATTAAAAAACTGTCCCGCTGCAGCCTCAGCGACTAACGCCATATTATCTATAAGACTTTGGTTAACACCTTGTAAAAAGTTAAATGATAAAGCATTCATCGCAGTAAATGCATTAATTGCATCTACACTCTTAGTTAAGGATATACCTTTTACATTTTGTTTTAATTGTATTTGACCAAACATTATAGTATCTATAAAGTCATTAACATGTTTTAATGTGTAAGACTCTCCAGGTTTTTTTGCAGGCAGATTGTATCCTAATTTTTTAGCCACTTGACTTAGATGGGCCACACCAAAGCTATCTAGCTCCATGGGATCTCTATTTGCCATTATTTCTCTAAACAGCATTACGTGCCCATATATTTCATTCTTTGATTTAAAGTTATGAGCCATATCTCTAAACAAGTAAAGGCTACTTGCCACATCTCTAGATACATCTTTTGCGTCTATAGGTTTAGTGTGATATACAGGAACTGATTTTTTTAACTCTCCTGTTTTTTCGTTGTATATACCAAAAACTCTATCTGTTTCTACAACAGTAAATCCTTCAGATAACATATCTTTACCTGCTGACATTATACCTTGTTCTTTTAGTCTGTCTAAATCCCTTTTACGTATAGATGGTAATAGATACGAGAACTCATCCCAGGTATTTTTAGGCATACGCTTCTTACCTACTAGTTCGTGAGCTTCTTTAAAACTCTTCAGTGTAAAGTCATAGAACTTCTTTAGTCTTGGATCGTTTTGTATTTTTACATACTTTGGATTTTCATATTTAGATTGCTTTGGTTTAAGCAAATCCCCTTTAGGCTTACCTGTCTTTTCATTGTATACACGAGATAGTTTTTTCTCATTATCTACACGCTGAATTCTAGCAGCCTCTGCAGCTCCTGCTCTTCCAGCTTCGTTTGCCCTTTCTTCAATTCTTCTTTGTTTGTCTATAACGCTTTGATACTGATCTACAATCTTTTCCCATCCATCAATTGGTTCCGAATTTTCATTATCCCAACTCTCTAGAGCTTTATTATATTCATTTCTAACTTTAGCATTAGAGCCACTGTTTTGCCATTTTACTAAATCTGATTTGTATTTAGCTTCACTTGCGTAGTCTTCTCTTTGAGGTTTATTATACTTTTTAGCAGTAGCTTTATAAAACTCTTGTTTGTTTTTTTCGTGTTTATCTTTTAGTGTAGGTTGAACTAGTGATAGTACTTTCATAGTATCTCTTTCTCCTTTAGAGTTACTAGTGATATAATCTACTTCTTCTATAATATCTTCATATAGTTCTTCTACATTTTCTTCATTCTTTCCTTCTGCAAAGTCTTGATACGCTTCATTTAGATCTCCTTTAAAATCACGAGTCATATCGTTCTTTTTAAAAGTAGCTTCTTTTACAGACTTAGTAAACAGCTGTACTGCTGCTTCAGATGAATATATTAAAGGATCAAAATAATAAGAGAACGCACTTTTATCTCTATGAGCATTTGTCATTTCTCTTATTAGTACTTCTCTACCTTCCAGTTTTCTATTCTTAAAACTTTCAACTGTCATTTTTTGAGCTCTAGCATTAAACTGCTGCTCAGTTATTTCTTTTTTAGCAAGTTTACTTTTTAACTCTTTGTACTCATTAGCAAACATCGTACCTTTTTCAATCTCACTTTCAAAACTCTTCCAACGATTATGCTCTACTATGTTGTTTACTATTGCATCAATCTGTGGATCTATTGCTTCGTTGTGGTATCCTATCAATACGTCTGCCATAATAGGAATTATCTGTTCTTCAAACTGTTCGTTTAATATATCAGCTTGGTCTATAGTATCCTTGAGCATGTCTAGCATAGCATCTAATCTACCTACAGCTCCTAATGCTTTTTGATCTCTTACAACTTTTCTAAGACTTCTTAGAGTATCTACCGCATCTAGTGCTTCTTTTATAGCATACATGTTATTTAGATTAACAAATGTTGCCTGTTCTTTTCTAGGCATTTCCATAATAGAATCAAACTCTAGAACTGCATTATCTATGGTATCTTTATTTGCAACTATAAACATATAGAAATCATCTACTCTATTTATTTTTTTAACAGCTGCTTGTAGTTGTAGTAACCTGTTTTCTTTTTTATTTCTTTCTTCTTCTGGTAAGTTTTTTAAGTCTTCTATCTCAGACTCTATAATAACTTTTGCTTCTATTGCTAGCTTTTGAAGATCGTCGTGTGACTGAGCATTAGTCCTATATGTTTTAGGTAAAGGCTCTTGCTTTATTTCTTGTGTTAGCTTTTGACCAACATTATCTGGCGCTCTTTCTTTTAATTTTTTATCAAGCTCGTATTGATTACTATATGTTATATCTGCATTTCTATCTTTGACAGCATTAGCAAAGTTTAGTGTAAGACTGTTTACATCTATTTCGTAAACATTTGTATCCTGATTTGTAGTAGGGTCTTTTATAGTAGTTACAAGTGTAGACGTTAATAGGCCCGGCAGTAAGCTTGGATCATCTATATATCTTAACTGTATCATATCTTCCTCAGTAGCATAAACACCCGATCTGCCTTGCATACCTCTTACGACACCGTTCTCTTTTAATATATCTATTACCTTGTCAACCTTTCTAGTACCCGGATTGGAGTTGTCAATGTAGTCAAACAATGCAGTTAGCATTGTATTTTCTTCTTTATTTACAAATATCTTACAAGCCATTATATTGTACAAGCTTTTGTTATAACCACCTCTCTATTTGTGGGGGCTGGTATTGTTATTTCTTTTATTTTTCTATCCATTACAGAGCTAGTTGTTGTTTCACCTGTCTTTTCTTTACGCAGAGAGCTTTGATCTTCAACATTACCAACTTCATTCAGCTGTCCTTTTATTCCTTTCTGCTGCAGTTTAGCATAAGTATCTTCTCCTATTTTTACATATATCTCAGGACCGTCTATTCCAGTGTTACTTACAAAGTAGTCTGGCTTATTACCCTTTCGTGTAATTTTATAGTTGTTATTTTTATCTCTAGCTACTGCTCTAGTAGATACTGTTGGTAACATAAAGTTTCCGCCAGGTGTATGTGTTCCAAAGTTACGAATAAAATCGTGAACAAAGTCATCAAAGTATTCATTATTGTAAGATTGATTCTCAATACTAGAGAAGAATTGTACTGGTGACTCTTGCTGTGGGTTTAGCATATTAGTGGTAAATGCTTCAGGAGGTATAAGGTCCATATAAGAACCTCTTCTTGGATGAAACCCGGATGTCATTAACTGATTAGCTACTAAGTCTTGTGCAAATTCTTTTACTTCAGGGTCTGAACTTTCTAACATTTCTCTAAAACCTTCTACTAACGCATTTTTTTCTGTAGAGTTTAAGGAGTATGTAGTGTTTACATCTATTGTAAATACTAAACTTTGTGTGTTATTAGTATTACCTGCTTGCAATAAGTCAAAAAATATGTTATTCTGTATCTTACCACTTTTCTTTAAGTTGTATAATCTAGTAGCTATATTGTCATTAGGGTTTTTGTATAACTTTTCAAATCTTTCCTTAGACATATAATCTTTTAAAGGATTATTTACATCTTGACTTGCTATCATTTTTAAGAATAATGCTCTATCTATAAACTTATGTGTAGCCGCATCAAATCTTTTCTTGCCTGTTACGAACTTTAGTTTTTCTTTGAAGTTATAGAAAGCTGCTCTATTGTTTATAAAGCCTGCTTGATTTCCAGCTTTAATTGCTTCGTTTAGTATGTTTCTATATGTAGCTTGTATGGGTGCAATAACTTCATCAAACTTTGCTTTTGATAGGTCTTGATTTATAAATGTTTCTACTCCGGATATAATATTTTCTTCATTCAACACTTCACTTTCTCTTTCAATAAACTCTCTTACAGCTGATATTTCATTAACGTTATCAAGCCCGTCTGGATTCATAACCTTAAATGCTCTACTTAATTCTCTTCCAGTTTTTGCTAGAATACTGAAATTGTTTAACATTTTTAACTGTACTGCATTATTTTCCTCTCTGCTATCAAGTTCCTCTATTGTCATATTTTGTACAGACTTTTCTAGATCTTTACCCATTCCATACTCTTTTCCTATCTCTTGTATAGACATAAACAGCTGACTTGGATTATAACCATTAGCTCTAGCATGCT